TACGTCCGTTTGTTCACCGTCTGACGATTCGGCTGGAGTTACGGTTTCCGTGTTTTCAGTAGGAAAAGCTGGTTGGCCTTCTGTCTGAAACTGCGTCAAAGTTGCGTCTTCCATATAAATATAAGGTAAATGATTATGACTACGTGCCCTTTATTTATAGTCGAGGGAAACGAACCGACTTTTAAGGAGTACTACATAGTGGGTTGGTTCATATCAACTTCTGATACGTCACTTTTCCCCTTATTCTTTTGCTTTAACCCATCACGCTGCATGCCTTGTAAGTGTTCAATCTCCATCTTGGACATTTCTGCCTCTGCCTCTGCTTGTTGCTGTACCTGTGCCGCTTGTTGCTTCATCTGGATGGCTTGCTGAACGAGCGGGCTATTCTGGTACAACAGTTCTGGCGCATTCGCTTCAAGCCAGACATTTGCGGCCAGTTCCTCAGGGTTTGAGTATTCAAGACGCTTATAGAGGTCTATGGTTGAGAGCTTGCCTTGCACTGAAAGCTCTATAGCTTGATTTGCGATGGTTGTTGAGTCCTTTGGCAGTAGAGACCCTTCCTTAACGGATATTTCGATCTTAGGTGGTTCAGCCCCTGTGACAAACTGGTAGTCCGCATCATAGACGTACAATAGTTGAACCATCCAGTTATACATATTATCCGCCAGCTGCTCGAGGAATTCTGTGATCCCTCCGCCGATACGATCCGTATCAAGTCCACGAGACAGAATCTTGCCTCTAACCGTCGTCTCACTCTGGACACCAGCAGGACTAGAGCCACGTGTGCCGAAGATGTCGCGCATTCGTGAGCGCATGTCGATCAACTGGTTAAACACATCCCCAGGAAGAGGCGGCACCGTTGTACGCATGATGGCCTCTTGAGGGCTTCCAGAAGGAATAGCGATAGTCCCACCATCTCTCAAGGCTTGAGTTACATTCTTTGCTTGCGACTCTGTAAGACCAGAACGCTCGAGCGACACCACCATCCCACCGTTCATCGAGTCCGTGTTCTTTGTGATCTGACGATTCTTTTTGTTAAGCAAGTCCTGGTTCGATAGGTTCTGACCAATGAGTGAAGTCTTATCCATTGGTTGATCTCCAAGGTTGAACACCGAAAGGAAGTCGTATGGGAGCTGTGGAACCTGGAAATGGTTGATACCTTTAATTTCTACTGGCTCAACACTTGTATTCCCGTAGTCATCTACCTGCACTCCTGGAGACGTCATATCAGAGGCCTCTGGGTTCTCTGTACGGTCGTACTTCCAGTGAGGATTCTTCATCTTTATCAACACATGCTGACCAAGCGTCCAACACATATATTCTCTCGTCCACCATTCAATAAACTGAATTTCTGTAGCTGTCTCTCCTTTGATCTTCTCTTTAATAAACGCGGTTGCTTTCTCAGACCCCCCATTGTTTTTCATGATGTCCAAGATCAGCCCGGCCTCTAACTTACGTATTTCCCCAACGAAAGACCCTGTATAGCCGTCCTCATCGATGGTTGCTTCTGGGTCTAGAATGATTTTCGTAGGGCGAATAATACGAACCGTTGGAACGTTGTTATCTAAGTCCCATCCATACTTCACGACTCCGAGCAAGTACAACGCCCAATGTCGCGCCACTTTAGCGAGCTTACGTCGAATGCGGTTCTTATCTGAAAGAATCTCTAGATACTTTTTAACTTTGGCAATATACGCGTCTGCTTGTGTGCTTTCTTCCTCTCCCCAACCTAACGACACCATTGGATCAGGGTTTCGACGTGTTGCTTGTGGTAAGTACGTCTCCAAACATTCAAAGATCAGGTTATCAACCATCGGCCTATGCCCTTGCACCTGAGGCCCTGTGAACTGTTTTCCTAACCAGTACTTTTCATTCTCTTCTCCTTTCTTGGCCCACTCTTGTTTTACGCTTGATTCATTCCACGTTTTTTGCCTCTTCTCAAACAATTTAATGATATCCTCGTCTTCCATGTTTAACGTAAGCTCTGGAAGAAGAGGCGAAACAATACCTTCTTTTGTTTCAATCGAATTATCACCAGATACTTTGTTGATATCGGCTCCAAGTGATTCGTATCCTGCTGTGAGAAAATCTTGCATGTAAAAGAAAATCCCCCTGTAAAGCACACGGCTTAGCAGAGGGATGGTATGTTCAATTATATGGTAATAATACCAGTCTATTTGAAACTTGTGAAATTAATCTAATCGCCAGTCGCCTTCTCCATCCTCTTTTCTTCTAAATAGATCATTAACGTCCATCTTTACCGTATTATTTGGCTCTATGAAGTAACTGTTTGATTTAGGCGCGCTGCCACTCGTGATTATTTTCCCTACGCCTGCGAACCGAGCCATTCCCACGCGCCAGGCAACCGTAGCTAAAGCTCTATGGTCGCGTCCATTACGCACCCACTTATAGCCACGTACCTGATTTGTGTCAGGGTCAATGACTTTCATCTTAGAAAGGTGGTTCCAGTCCGTCCAATAATCGAACCATTCTTCCTCTGAGCCATGAACAGGAACCGCCTTTGTTCTGAATTCATCAATCATCAACTGGATCATGCGGTTACGGTCACACGAGACCGAGCCGTACTCATCGCTCTTCCCCCAGGTGACGAGTTCCATCCCTTTCTTCTCCCCACTGAACGCCAGAAGGAAGACCCGCCCTTTCCAGCGCGCATGAAACTTGCGGCTTCCAATAAGGTCACCTCCCTGGTCGATAATTGCAATCGCCTTCGGCCAGCGCTTCATATAGCTATCCAGCACATCGTAGTCCTCGCAATCTCCTTCATGGAATAGCCCTTTCTCGTTCCCGATGACGTAATCAAGGCGTAATCCGGTATCAATGCCTATGACGACACGCTCTTCTGGTCCTGGTGCCCATTTCGTGCCGGTAATGTTTGCCATGAAGTCTTCACGCAACAACTTTGAAGCCCCATCAGCGTACGGAAGACCTAGCATCTTCGTCGTAAAGAACTCGAGCGTTGTATCTGGATGCCTAAACTTCTTCACTAAATCAGCGGCGCTGGTAAGTGGGGAGAGTAATAATGGTATCCAATAGCCTGACCACTCCTTCCCGGGGTATTTCGCTACCCATTCGCCACTTGCTCGTACCCAATCCGGGAGGATTTTACGGCACTTCTTACAGATATAGGCCAGTTTTACCATGTCGATGCTCATCTTCCGATCATCTTCTGTATTCCACGAAAGGAACTGATGGAACTTACAATGCGGGCATTTAATGAACCAATGCTTTTGATCTGATTGTAGCCAGTCTGAATGCACGCCAACGTCTGGGAGTGATGGGTGGGAGAAAGTATGGACTTGCTTAAACTTGGAATGCTGGAGACGGGCTTGATAGTCGAAGATGACATCGAGTTTAGAACTATCTTTTTCGTCATGCACTAGGCGGTCAGCCGTGACCATGGTGGCCGCCTTTTTACTCCAAGTCCCTCTAAAGTAGATCATGGATTCTCCCACCCGCTTTTGCTCAATTGAGTCTTTATCTGCCACATCCTCAATCATCGTTGGGTTATTCGCAATAATACGGTTTACCTTACCCCCAACAAAGATATTCACGTCGCTATCTGTTGGCAACGTATAGATAATGTCCATCTTATTACGCTTCGCATCGAAGTGGTTCTTCAATACGGCTAGCGTCGAAAACCCAACCTGCGCCCCTTTCATCGAAGTAAGGAGTTGAGATTGGTCTCGATAGATATCGTACAAGAACAGGTGATTAGTGAAGTCTATTGAATCCCCTTTCTCGTTCTTTATCTTGTTCTCTTGAATCCAGGCATGGATTGAGAGTTGTGCCAGTGCCGACTTATGCATTAGGTATCCCGTTTAGGATCGTGTATGCGTAGATGAGCGCTTTCTTTCTCCTTTGAGCCAATCGCTCTTAGAAGCGTCCGCAAGGCATTCGCTGTTGCCCCGAGCTTGCCAACCACAAGACCAATCTCTGAGGCTTTAACCTTGAGGGTGTAGAGCGTCCCCATCTCATCCACTTTATGCTCAATAATCACCGCTTCTGGAGAATCTACCAGAAGTTTTGCTGTGTTAGATAGAAAATCGTGTGCTTGAGACATACTACTCTGGTTGTACTTCAACCTTCTTAGGGGCTTCGCAGATAATGCCGGAACTAGTGATAAGCATGGACGCAATGGATACAGCGCTCTCTACGCCTGCAATAAGCACATCGACTGGGTCAACTACCCCAACGTCCATAAACGCGCCTGTACGGCCTGTAACGACGTTGTGGGCCTCACCAGGAGCAAGTACAAGCTCTTCATCAATCCCCATATTCACGAGCAGCTGACGATGTGGATACTTAAGCGCTTTGTTGAGGATAGAAGAAGAAGTTCTTAGACGATACAAGGAAAGACCAGCCCCACACACCACTCCATTCTTATAGGCCGCTTTAACCGCGTTTACCGCGTCTTCCACCTTGTACTTCAAGGCTCGTTGTTCATTCTCTGTAGGCGCACCAACTTTAATAACGGCCACTTTATTTGTCATCGCAGCAAGGCGCATCGTCGCCTCTTTCTTACGTGATGGGTCTGTTTCGTTTGCAATTGATTCTTTCAATGAGTTGATAGCCGCGTTTACGTCCGCTTTCTTTCCTTTAGGGCCTACGATGACCGATTCTGTACGACGGCAGATAAAGCGTGCGGCACGTCCTAGCTGTTCCAGCGTTGCATTCTCAAGCTTGTCTCCCTTTGATTCGGTGAACATGTGCGCACCCGTCATCAACGCCATATCCTCTAGTGATACCTTTCGATTGTCAGAAGGAGCAACTACGGCAACCGTGAGGAACTTCCCTTGAACCTTGTTTAGGACAGCCGTTGCAAGCGCCGTACCTTCCATGTTCTCCGCAATGACCACCAGTTCACGCACATTCTTCTCTGCTAGCTTGTTCATCAATGGTAGAAGATCATTCGCTTCTGTGATGCGATAATCTGTGAATAGAATGTAAGGCTTTTCGATTACTGTTTCCATACGATCCGGGTTCGTAATCATGTAAGGGCTGATGTAGCCACTGTTGATGGTGAGACCGTCTGACGTCTCAACGCTCGTGTCCATCGTGGGAGAGCGGTCAATCGTGATGGTGGCATCTGCTCCCATCTTGAAGTACAGGTCTGCAATCATCTCTGAGATTTTCGCATCATCAAATGACACACGGGCAACTTTCTTCAAATCTTCCTTTGAGGTGATCTTCTTTGCGCTCTTTAAGAGTTGTTCTTTTACTTCGTTTAAGCCTTTTGTGAGTTCAAGCGAGAGGCTATGTCCGTCGCTCTTTCCTAAACGGGCAATCTCATTAATGATCGCTTGAAGCATGATAAGCGAGGAGGTTGTTCCATCTCCTACACGGTCGTTCGTTTTAATCGCTACCTCACGCACTACCTTTACGACGGCATTCTCTGCGCTGTCTGGAAGTTCAAAATCACGCGCAATCTGTACGCCGTCATCAACAACGATGGCGTGAGTCACCTTGGAGATGATGACTTTGTTACCGGCTGGCCCGTAGGTTGGCTTCACGAAACCCACGAGCTTGTTAACGGCTGACTGGATAACGTCAAAGGTCTTTTCTTGGACAAGAGTAACTTCTGTTTGGCTCATACGCTGATAATAAATGATTCTGGATTATAAATACGTTGATAGATGCGCTTAGTCGCCCCATGCTTTTGAGCGAAGTTGCGGACATGCACTTTCAAATAGTTGTTGTTATCTGTACGCCCACGATAGCCCTTGTTCCATCGGAATTTGGTATTACAGATTTGGCATACCTCAAGTTTTACTCTTGGGTTCTCCGAAACAATAGAAATATCATGCGGGACGTTCCGATAGCGACACCCTAAATCTGAGGTGTAGCGCATAGCTATTACTCAAGGAACGCTAAGACGTCCTCATCAAACAGAAGCACGTACTCAACGTCTTTCTCGTTCTCTTTGATCTTCAAGCGTTCACCAGCATACAGGCCGTAGATCACACGCTTCCCTGGTTTCATAAGCTTGTCTGTAACGTCTGAGCCAATCGCTTTTACGGTACCAATGGCCTTCTTATCCTCTTCGACACTAGAAGGCGTGAGGATGCCAAACTTTGATTCTTTCGCCTGTTCTCCGTCTGGTTGTACCAGAATCTGCTTACCGCGTGGGATGATCTTATTCATCATAGAGTTCTGAGAGTTTAGTAGGTTTACCGAGCTTGTTATTACGTTCAATAATCGTCTGTCGCGCTTCGTCTGCGTCACTTGGAGGAACGACAATAAAACCATTTGGTTTAGGGCCTTTTGAAGATATCTTTCGTTCGGCTTGAAGAACAGCTTTCTCTACAGGGACTTTGAAATAGGCGAGCGTTGCAATCACTAGAAGTGCAACAATCAAGCCTGTCATAAGGCCTAGATAGAACATACGACTATTCTGCTGCTTCTACTTTCTCCGTCTTCTTTGGAACGTCTACGATGACCACCCGTCCGGCAATCGTGCCCTGTGGAGTGATAAACTGCTCTACCCCAAGGCCAAGGTTGTACTTCGCTAGGAGTGGCTGCAAGTCTTTATTGAAAGCTTCTACCCGTGCTGACAAATCTAGATCGTTATTCTGTTCTGACATAAATGAGCTAAAAGAGTAAATGGCAAATGCCGTAAACTAGTATATACTCAATTATTCCTCTACGGAAGAGTCAGGCTTACGAGCAATCAAATCACGTAAACGATTCTCGAACTCTAGGACAGTAGAGGCAAGCTTCGGATCATGCTTATCTTCAATCTCAACAGATGCTTTCACATTGCTATCAACTTCCATACGGTCACGCATCCCTGCCCAATTCTTTGCAAGGAAGATACTAGCAGGCCCTCCACCTTGTCCCGTTAATGCATTATTCGTTAGAAGGTTCTCAACCATCTGCTGCCTACGGGCAAATCCACGGTCAACTGCCTCTGCAAATTCTGGATGCTCATCTTTCCAGTTGTAAATGGTTTTGCGTACAACATCGAACTCCGCACCGAGTGCATCAATCCCATGTCCTTTTGCAAGAAAATCTTCTGCGCGTTGGCAATATTCTGGTTTATAAAACGTATTTATCATATAGGGTGTGTAAAGCTTTATTATCTAACAGCAAGGTAAATAAGTTCTAACAAGATAAAATAAGCGGTCCAACGCCACTGTGTGTTATCAAGAAACGTCATACAAAGTACAGCACAAGCAATCAGGAAAGCGTGGATCATAGTAACGATAGGATACGGTTACTCTGTGGATATGTCCACTAATCCCGTATTCTTCAAGTTCTCAATCATCGTTTCCACGTTGAAGGTATGGAAAGGGGGTTGCTCTACAAGATCGCGTATCGTTCCATTCGATCCTCGAAGGTCTAAGAACTGTTCTTCCGTAAGTCTCTTACGTTTACAAAAGCTTCGTACGATCTCATGGTCGATAGAATGTGTAGCACGTACCATCGCTACGATCATCTTAAAAGAAGCAATCTCATCAAGGGTCAGAGTCATGCGTGTATGATAGCACAAAGTTATCCACAGATAATAGCTAGATTATGGCTGTATATAGCATTTGCTCCAATCCCTAAGTGCTGCTAGTATAGACAAATCCTATGAAACGGATTATTCTTAAGAAGTTACTTTGTAACCATCTCTCCGGAGATGCACAATCTTCAGAGTATCCGTTTCACGCCAAAGCCATCTAGCAATAGGTGGTTTTTGCGTTATGGATGATCCCCAATCTGGGAGATAGGTCAGGCTAGCCCTGTGAACCTACTCCTGGCTGCCAAGTTAAATCACAGGGAGGGGCGACACGTATACCTTCAAGCCTGGCTCTCTTAAGAGCTTCCCCACACTGGTTAGACGTCCTCTGAACGTACTATGGCCATATAACGCTCGTGTCCCACGTTATATCGCACTTCCCCCAGCTTTGATCTATAGACTGCGGACGGAAAAGTCAGAGTAAACCTTCTCGACATTGAATCGACAAAGAAGGTTCTAACTAATGGTCTAACACCCAGGCTAGGGACTCTCCGTACCCTTAAGCCTGATATTCACTCACATGCCTGTTCTTTCTTGTACTGTTTGCTCAGTTAAACGCATAACTCCTTATAAGAACCTAAACTTCCTATGCGAAGCCTGTTCTTATAAGAAATCATTACCTGCTTCTTCTAACGCTACATACTCAAACAGTGGTCCTGGTTCTGTATTTGGTCTAAAGACGTTTGAAAGATACTTGCCAAGTAAGCTAGTGGTAAGTTCTTCACAACCAGATACAAGCGTAAATTACGCTGACTATCTTGGAAGTTCCGGATGGTCAAAGATGAGAGAAGAGGCTTTTAAGACGTACGGTAAGCGCTGCCAAATCTGTTTAAATACGAGTAGTTTGCATGTTCACCATAAGACGTATGAGCATCTTGGCCATGAGTTTGTGGATGAGTTAGCTGTACTGTGTAGCAAGTGCCATGACCAGCTCCACAAAGAGTTCTTGTCCTATAAAAGTAGGAGATCCAAGAGACGTAAGCGTGTCCATGGGCTTTTGTGGTTTTCTAACTGGTTTATCAAAAAGCAGAGTGGTGTTTCCTAACCGGCAACCCTAAAGCACTTTCAACACTCTGTACCTCATTCCCCCATACATCCCATCCTTCTGTTTTTTGACGGGCAAACAACTCTATTTTCTTCCCAGTCGAAACACTCTCGATCATTTTTCTAAAAAAATCAGGTTTTTTAGAATGTGATTTTTGTCTTTTCACTTCAAACCAAGTTGTATTTTGTCTTGTTTTAATTGGCATTTTTCCTTTTCTGCCAAGTAAAATAAATTCTGTTGTTGGGCAATAAATTCCTCCTTGACCAGTTCCCATCGGTTTTTTACACCAAGTTAACGTTTGGCAGTATTTGAATCCCCAAGCTTTCAGAACTTCAAAACCATTAGGCAAATGCCTTTGAGTTACCCATAAATAAATTTCGCAATTTTCATCAGTAATATTTTTTACTGGAATTGCTTTTATTTCCTCCATCGTCATCGTTTTATAAGGCATCGGAATATGAACGCCTTTCATTTTTTTTACAAGAGCTTTATCGCTTCCACTTCTCCAATTTCCGTAACCATCCCAAGGCGGGTCTGCTACTATTGTTTTGTATTTTTTCATATTTGTAAATAAAATTTATGAATAAAAAACGGCTACTAACAATCACTATACAGCAGTTGCCGAATCTACTAAACCGCATAGGCAACCGCAGTATAGTTTTAACGTTATGCGTAATGTTAAGACAGCGAACTACTCAAACGATTTACGCCTTTATCATAATATTCTTTTTCTAATTCTATTGCTATACATTGACGATTTAAACGCTTACAAGCATCGGCAGTTGAAAAACTACCTGCAAAGCAATCTAATACAATATCATCTTCTTTTGTATGTAGTTTAATCAATCGCTCAAGTAATTCAACAGGTTTTTCTGTTGGGTGCAATCTTTTTGAACTGCTTGGGCTTGGATAGTTAAAGGTTTTCTTTTGCTCATTAACTCCTAAATTATTGAAAGTCGCACCTTTGCCACGAACATAAACCATAAATTCTAAATTACTTATGTGTTTCCCGTTTCCAAAAGGAATAGGATTTGGCTTATCCCAAACAAGCAAAGTAACTGAATACTTTTTTTGCTCCCAATAATTCATAATTTTAGAAACTTGTTTATTTGAACAAAAGCAAACCATATTCATAACTTTGCTTACTCTTTCAATTTCAGTAAATACTTTTTCAATATCAAATCCTTTGCTTATAAAATCAATATGCAAGTCGTTTAATTGTCTTTTCATTTCTTTACTTTGTCCTCCTCCGTGATTATCTAATTCGTAAGGGGGGTCAATACATACAAAATCTATACTTTTATCTTGTATCGTTGGCATATAATCTAAACTATCCGCATTAACCAAAACACTACGCATAACACGGGTTTGGCAAAATGGCTGTTCAGTAATTCTATCAATCATTTGTTTTAAATTTAAAGTTTAGTAATTCTATTTAGCATTCGGTTCAGCCACTT